TTGCGGCTTTGAAGTCCCAAAGATGTCGTCCAACAGTTCATCGTTGGATTTTTTCAGGACATCATCGACTTCCCCGACATTTTTGGCCAGAAACTTGGCAGCCGCTTCGTCTCCTTCTTTTGCCCGCATCTGGCGCACCTGTTTGAGTTGTTTGACGCCCTTGAACAACACATCGGTTGCCCCACCCAGCATCATCCCTTCCAGGACATTCTTGAATCGTCCTTCGGCCTGGGCATCTTTGGGATCCGCCTTCAGATAATCGGTAATGGGGTTGTGTAACGCCGGAAATTGTTCAATAAGATTGGACAGCCGTTCTTCATGGGCATTAAACACCGTAAAGTCTGAAAGCCCCCCTGCCGTTCCGGCCCGTAACAATGGAGCGGTTCCCTTGGCCCACCCCAGCCCCTGAAGCAAGCGACCGCCTCCCACAAAGCCGACGCCAAACTGGGTAACGCCTTGGGTAATTTGACCGGCAATGGTCTTGGGCTTTTCCACATCCGGCAGATCAATCATCTGTTGGCTTTGAATCCCATGCTTTTGAGCCAGTTCCGAAGGGACATAGGCAAAGACACCGGGAATCTTGAACGGGGATTCTGCAATAATCTGCTCTTCTTCCGGGGAGGCTGCCGGGCCAATGGACAGGGTTGGTTGGTAATCCCCACCGGCCAAGTCATGAATCAAGCTGCCGGTATTCTGGATTGCATTACGACCTCCTCCAATGAGACCCGTCAGCAAGTCCCGGAGTAAATCCAGGAGGTGAAAGCCCTTGTCTTTTTTGGGCTGGGCTTCCATACTGATCTGCCCTTGGAGTGTTGTTTGGGGTTCTTCGGGCAGCGGCTCTTGCTCCTGTTGTACCGGCTGAGACAGGTTCATCAGCTCCGATTCAAGTTGAATGGCTTCGGCCTGGAGTTCTTCCGGGTTCACGGTGAGCCTCCTTTAAGTTGTCGAATCTTCTGGAGTTGTTCCTGAATTTCCGCATAGCGCCGCATTTTCTCGATAAAGAAGGAGCGGTTTTGAGGTGGAACCCCCAGATCGTTCATCTGTTTCTGGATTTCTCCCGACTGCATGGCCGCATTAAATCCCGCCGTGGTCGTATAAAACTTGGGCTGGGTGAATGTGGCTTCCGATTTGGCAGGAGCCGGATTCTTCGCTACCGGTTTTGGCGTGGACTGGGGTGCCGCTTGCGTGGGTTTGGGTTTGGATACAGGCTCACTCCCCGGAACCGGCTTCCCGGAATCGGTATAAATGGGGTCATTGATGATGTTCTGATACACCCCTCGGAGGTACTCAAAGAGGGTTTCCTCATCCGCATTGGGGTTCTTCTGAAGGTACTGCTGGGCGGCTTTCACAAAGCGAATGTCGGCTTGATTGGCTCGTAAAATCGAGTCGTTATCAAACCCGCCAAAGCCATCCCCCTTCTGAATAGCGCTTCTCAGGTTATCCCGGAGGATTCTCAAATAATCGTTATCCAGAACCGAACGGGTCTGACTGTCTTGCTGGAATCGGTTCAAGTCCTCCAACAGACGTGCCCCGGCATCCCCGGAGAGTTCCCGGTTGGCAACAGCCATCAGGATATCGTGTGGCGTGGTCTGGTTGGTATAAATCCCGGCTTGCAGGGCAGACAGAAGGTAATGGTTATCCCGAACTTTATACTGGGCATCCAGGCGGGCTTCCTGAAAAGAGAAGACGGCTCTGGCTTTTTCCGGGTCCAACACGGCGAGGGTTTTGACATCGGTAACAATATCCGCCGTGGGATCCTGGATCAGCTTCATCATAATGCGGCTTTGGAGCGTATCAATCTTTTCCTGCTTGGCCCGATCATCCTTGGCCCAGGCAAAGCGTTCCCGCTTTTCCTGAACGTCCAGAATGTGTTCTTCCACCTTGGCCCATTTTTCACGGGCATAGCCGGTCTTTCCCAGGACGCCGCTGCCGGTTTGAATGTGATCCAAAAGTTCCCGAACATGAATGTCTTCATGATCCAGGGCATAGGTAGCCAGGGTATCCACCAGAATTTCATTGACCTTGGTTCCCACCATCCCATGCCCGACGGAACGGCTGCCTAGTCCGGTCAGGACGGTTCCCAACCGGGCCAGCATGGCGGTCCGATCCTTCTCCAACAAGCCGGGCTTGTAATACTCGTCCAGCGTGTTACCTACTTCGGTGGCCATGGTCTCTGCCGCCTGGATTTCCATTTGCTTCAGGCGGTAGTTCGTATGCTCGTTGGTCAGATGGGCTTCAGATTTTTGAAGCAGGGGAATCAGGACATCCTGGATATCCCGGTTGTCAAACTCATCTCCCAGGCTATTGAATAAGGCCGAACGTTCCTCTTGGAGGAATTGCTGGAAATCTTCCTGCTTGTCAGAATTGCGAACCTCACTGGTCGCCCACTTTTCCCGGATCTGAATATCATACGCCTGCCCAAGGGTTCGCAGGCGCTCCTGCTGAAACCCTATCCGAAACCAGGGAGAAGCACCCGGCGGAATCAATCCCTGCTTGATGGCCTCATTAAACCCCAACTTATTCTTTAGCGCCGATTCAGCCCCTCGTTTAAGTTCCGCCTCTTGAATCTGGTCGCTTTTCGTGGCCACAAACTTGTCAATGCCCGGCTGAATTTGGCGAAGGGCTTCGGCCAATTGAAGCAGGTTGTTGCTTCTGGCCGGTGGCGTCACTCCGGCTTCCTGGGGCAGATACCATGTATCCACCGGGCGAGCCTGAGCTTGAATGGACGGGGCTTCCGGCAAGTTGCCGACTTGAACACGTCGTTTCATCGGTTACGGCCTTCTGAAGCGATCCGCCAGACTTGACCCTCGAATGGCGGTGTCTGTCAGAATCTGAAGTCCTGTTCCCAGGAAGTTGGGCCGGACAATGGGTTCCGGGGTATACGGGCGAACAGAGGCAACCCGGCCTTGCGCCTGGGCTCTCAGCCCCTTGATGTCTTCTTTGGTCTGGAGTCTGCCCAACTGCCGGTTCCGGCGGACACTTTCCCGAAACACGTCTTCCTGTCGATAGAAATCGGCTAGTAAGCTATCCACCGATAATCCTGAAACGCCCGCTTCTCCGGCAGCTACTCTGGCAGTGGCTCTGGCTTTGGCCGCTTCAATCTGCACTTTCTGTATGTCCTGGGAAGCGCTTTCATCCTCTTGCTGGTCTCTCAGATGCAGTTGTTGGCTCTGTTGCAGAAAACTCTCATTGGCCAGCGCCATATTGTCCTGGATTTCCTGGTTTCTCGCCTGCATCAAAGCCGCTTGATATTGAGCCTGGGCATCTGCCTGTTGCCGTTGCCCGACGTATTGAATAATGCCGGTAGCGGCACTGGTGACAATGGACAGAGCGCCCAGCGCCAGGACAGCGGTTGCAGGGTTACACATGTGATCTGATCCTCACAAATTCGGTAAAGGGGCGGTTTTCTACGCCGAATTCCGGGTGTCTTCGGATGAAGGTAAAGCCACACCATTGAAGCCACCGGATATGGACGGTGTTTCGCTCATCCACCAGATTGAACAGGATGTCGTAATGGTTTTGAAGGGCCTCAATCCACTGCCGGGATTCACGGGCAAATTGCCGCCGGTATTTTAAAATCTCCGGTGACGCCAACATCCAGACTGTACCGGTTCTAGGCGAATCCAGTGTGGTCACTGCTCCATACATCCCCAAAATAGACCCGTCTTCATCCACAATGGACACCGGTAGATCGGACATCTTAACGCCATGTAACAGGGCATCCAAGGGAGCCTCTCCGGTCATGGCCTGAACTTCCGCCTGATCTTCCGCACGCAGGTTTTTTGAGAGTGCGTAGGCATCCTCAATCGTTGCAGGTCTCAGGTACGGCATCAGAATCGACGGCTCCTGGACGTAAAAAGCGCCTCCCATTCGGCACTCAGGAAGTGAGACGGCAGAAACGTATCGTTCACCAAGTCAATGGTGACCTGATCATTCTTGGACTGGATGGGAAACATATAGGTCCCGTTTTCCAGGGGAATGGTTCCCAACTGGTTATTCCCCGAACCGAGAACACTGCCGGTGAATTTATATGTAGAGGTGACCCGGTATTTCGGCGTAACTTCCACTTTGAAGAAACCCGTGTTTTCAAACAAAAGCGTCCAGGTTCGCATCTGAAGACGGCCTTGACCAATGATGGCCTGTCCGCTGCCAGCGCCGGAGGGGCTGTTTTCTTTGACAAACTGGTGGCTGAACCGGTAACGCATTTCATATTGCTGGCCAATAAAGACGGCTTGGGTATCGTACTGGCCATTGACGGTGACGGTGTTTCCGGTCTGCTCTATCACCGGTAAAATGTTGCCCTCGTTTAATCCGGTTTCACTGTACCGGGTCACCACCTGCATCACACCGGAGATCTCATAAGGGAGCGTCCAGGTCGTGGTATCTTCTGACGCATTGTAGGAGACCGAAACACCCGGTGTATCATCCTGTACCCGGCGATCCAGGTGAGTTAAATACCGGGAGCCCGGATCAATGCGTTTTGGGGAGACGTTGATTTTCTCCAGAAATACCCCATCCGGGCGCTGGGTGACCACAAAGAGGACCGACTCAATGAAATCAATATTTAAAACCGTACAGTCACTGCTCAGCGTCCATTTGCTCCAAGCCGATTGTAGTTTCTCATCCCCACGCCAATAGAACTTGTAAACATAAATGGCGTTGGGGTCATTACCGGTCAGGACACACACCACGTCTTCATTGGTGGCGGCAGCCATCTTGAACATATTGCGGGGAATGTATTTGGGAACGTGAGCGGTAACATCCGCCGCATCGTTGGTTTCGTTCATGTCAGAGACGAAGTATTCTCGAATCTGGGTGAATTCCCCGTTGTTGACGGCAAACAGGACGTTCTTTCCAATGCCGATGGGTTTGACCATCTTGGAGTTTTCAAAGGCGGTTTTCTGAGTGATGGCCACGGTTTTAGAGGTGAGAATATCCCCACCCTGAAGGATGAACTGGGTTTGGTCTGAAAAGAGCAACAGGTTCTCATCAAAGGGAATGGCATGCCGAAGAATCGAGACCCGGTTGCTACTGGCCGCCACATCAATGGGGTCACTATCCAGAAGGGTGGTGACGGTTTCCGGGAAGAACTCGTAATACTGCCCGGCCCGTGAAAAGATGACGTTCTCATCGGCCAGAAAGCCCAGCCGGTTTTTGTAGAAGACAATATCGTTAATCGGCGTCCCGATAAACGAGGGATCCGGGGCCGATTTCAAATCGCCCACCAGCCGCTTGCCCCAAGTGATTTCTTCAAACTTGAACGTCCCGTCCGATTGCCGAATCAAGGCATGGGGCATCAGAGCCGAATCAATTTCCCAGGAAATTCCCGGTTTAACGGTTTCTACCCAGACACCGGGACCAAAGGTGGTTCCGGCATCACTCGTCTCGAACTGCACAAAGTAATTATCAAAGCTGGAACTTTGATCCCCCGTGATTTCGATAATAAAGCCATCCGGCGCAACAGTGGGCAGATCCGTAAAGCGCTGGAGCTTTTCCTTGGCCGATTTCAGAGAGGTTCCGGCTTGACTGTCCTCAACACTGAGGCGAAACGCCGTGCCGTTGTTTTTCTTGATTTCAATGGTGGATTCCACCCGTGTGATGGTCCATCCGGCTCCCAGGTTGGTTGTAAGCTGAGACGCAAGCTGAGTGGCGATGTGATCCGTCTGGATGTTACTGGTGGCCGTGGAATGGCTCGCTCTTTGCACACCGTCCACGAACACCTTGTAGTTGCTATTGGCCACCGCCTGTTTGACCAGAACCAGCCCGGCGCTTCCATACGTGGGAGAAACCGAAGCGGTCAACTGGGGAACCTTGCTCAGGTTGACCAGAAATGTGTAATCGGCAATGGTGACAGCCCGAAAGCCGGTTTTGGGATCAGCCGTGTTGAGATAATCCGTTCCGTTGGGAAACGTGACGGTCTTCTCGACACCGGCCAAGTCATACACTTTCAAGTCCCCATTGGTGATGATCACCACGTACCGTTCCGAGGTATCCCGGTTAATGGTATGTACAAAGGCGTTTCCCACTTGCAAGCTGTTGAGCTTTGCCACGTACTCCAAGGGAGAACGTTTTTTCAAGCCTTCCACCACAGAGGGGTAGGCATTGATCTGCTCTTCACATTGGGAAGGCAGCCGGATTGCGGCAGGCTGTTGCGAGACCCCGTTAATTAAATTGGGGATGGAACCACTGATAAGCGGCATAACAACCCTACCGAATCAAGGGCCTTGCCGCATCATAGTGATCAAAAATCCGGGGATCACCCGTATCACCTTCCGCTTCTTTTAAATCGGACAGCGCTTTTCGCTCATCCGCTTCACTAAAGCCATGAAGGACTTCGGAACTCACCATCCGATCCTGGAAAATCCGAGCCGCCCGAATCGTGATGTATTGTCGGGCCACTTGAGGGATTTCCTCAAACGGCAGTAGGAAGATGATTTCAGCCTTGAGGGTTTTGCCGAATTGGAAGGAGTGGGTGAGCTTGTCATAGAGACGGTTTCCCCGCTGCACCACGTCATATTCCGGGTGTGTGTCCGTATCCACACGCACCATATTGGATGCTAGGATAATTTCACCATTGATATCCGGCACCAGTGGGTAATCCCGTTCCGAATTGAAATGCCAGCCCATCGACTGAATCTCACGGGAGATTTCATTCAGAATGGATGTGGCCTGGATGACATCGTTGGTTGAGACCCCTTCCAGGGAATTAACCGGCGCTTCTCCGATGACCGAAAGCATGATGTTGACGGCTTCCAGTTCCGAGAGAGGACTTGGGGTTGAAGGCATAGTCGGTCTCCAAAATTAAAAAGGAGGGCCATCCAAAACGGACAGCCCTCTGTCAGGTTACGAAGCAGGTAAAGCAATCTCTACGGCAGCTTCAGGCCGAAGGATGCCGTGCCCCATGGCATACTTGGCTACCATTAAGGTGCCTTGCAGGTCAATCATGTACTCGCTTTCAACGGCAAGATCCATGAGCTTGACCGTACCCATGGCGGACTTGTGGAACACCACGCCGACGGTTTTGGTGAAATCCCCGTCATACGTGTTATTGGTGCCCGGCTCGGAAGCCACAACGCTGTTGGGAACATTGTTGGACTTCACAATGTGGACACCGGCCACTTTCAGAACCGTCCCATCGGCATAGACACCGGAGCCACCCCAATCCCGGTTGAGGACTTTGGTGGTCTGGGCCAGCAGATAGTATTGTTCTGGGCGGACAATGACATACCGGTCATTTTCCGGCACGTCCTTCTCATCCAGAATCTGGGCGGCCTTGAAGATCCCTTCCGCCAGCTTTTCGCCATCGGTGGCGTAGTTGGCATGGGTGATCACCGAACCGCCGTTTGCGCCACTGATGGTGGCCGCATTACGGGCAGCCAGAATGACAACCTGCAAGCACTGTTTATCGAACTTGCGGGCCAGGGCATGGCCTAATTCGGACGAGTAGATGGAGCGGACATCGTAGTGGTTTTTCGCTTCATCAATATTGGCGATGAAGACATCGGAGACCAGAAGGTCATCAATGTTGATAATCCGCTCGGCGTGTTTGATCTTCTGGGTGCCCAGCAGACGGTTACCCGGTGTGTGATAGACGGCATCCGCTTTCCAGGTGGCTGGAAACTGGGCCGATTTCCCGTGGGTAATGGTCCGCATGAGGTGAAGGTTCTTCATGACGTTCGTTTCCTCGAACGCCGTCAGGACCTCCCCAGCGAAGACCTTGAGGAACAGGGCGTTATCCTGGGTAAACGAACCGTCGGAGGTTGCGTTGATAAACCCAAGACGTGATGGGGTTGCGTTGGACATAGCCAAAATCTCCGTTGTTATGGGCGACGTTTGGCTACATCACCGGAGCACTGCCGCACACCGGTTGTCTCCCGCAGGAGGCCAGATATGGAGAAAGCCACGCCGGTTAAAGCGTGGCCTTCGGTGTTTATGGTGTGTAGCGCATCAGCCCCCTAAAAAGGGGCACTGAATAGCTGTCCTCAAGTTTCTAAATAATACTGGATCGTGCTAGTTGATCCGCCACCTGCTTGCGATAAGCAGGATCGGATTGGTAACGAGGATCCCGCATGGCCTGAACCAGTTCCGACGTGGACCGGAAGGCAGAACCGCCATCTTGTCCCACGTTGCCGGATATGAGGTTAGGCTCGTTCCCTTCGCTCTGGGCAAACTGGCTGTATAAACCTTTGACGGAAAAGAGGGCCTGATTCAAATCTCCGCTGTTGATGCTCTTGTTAAATGCGGTAATGGCTTTCTCATCCAAGTTGCGGCCCGCCCACTCAATCATGCGTTGATAATTTTCCCAACCGCCAACGGTATTGAATACGTTGGTCTGGTACTGGTCAATCAAGGCTTGCTGCCCTTGAATATAGGCATCCACATACTCTCTGGAAATGCCGACCTGCTCCAGCTTGGCGTAACTATCATCAGATAGGGAGCCGGTTTCATCAAACTCCGTTGTCAGGTCTTGTAGGTTCAGTCCGGCGTTTTCCACCACTTGCTCAACGGTTTCTTCCGGTTTACCCTGCCCTTGTTTTCTTTCCAGTTCCGCATAGGCTTTGGCCAGATCTTCCGGGGAGTTAAATTTCTCCGGGAGCCACTCCGGGCGTTGCGGAGTTTCAGGTGTTGAATTTTCACCATTGGCTGGTGAATTTTCCATCACCGGCTCTTGGGCTTGTTCGGTGGACAGCTCGATACGATCAACCATTGGAAACTCCTTTCTGAATCATACCGCCCACTTGCTTGACCACTTCCGGGCCAAACTGGGCAATCATCGCTTGTTGTTGCGCCGTTTGTTGGGCGGCTTCAATTTCTTCCCTGGACTTGATTAAGCCTTTGGTATCGATGCCAATGGCAGTGGCCCGTCGGGCAATGTAATCTTCCAGGTTGAGATATTGGGACAAAATTTTTGGTCCCAGCGTCTGGGCCAGACCACCAATAAAGACATCCAGTTTGTTTAAATCGTGACCTCTTCCCAGCGCCTCCAGGCCGGTGATAATCATCGGCTTGACCGACTCTTTGGGGAGTGCCGGTAGCTTTCTAGTCTTTTCCATCTGGTGGATTTTCCGGCGGACATACGGCAGTTGAAATTCCTGGGCCAGAATCGAATAGAGTCCACCCAATGCGTCTTCCAGTTCACGGGCCATAAAGCGGATTTCTTCCGCCGTGACCCGTTCGGCATTGCGTTGAATGGAAGAATTCAACAAGAAGGCGTGACTTAAACGCTCTTCGATTTTATTAATCTGTTCATAGGCAATGCGAAAGTCATTGAACTTCTCAACCTGCAAGACTGTAACATCTTCAGCATTGCCTTCCCGAATGGCTCCGTTGGGAGACTCGGCCAGGGTTTTGGCTCTGGTGGTTCCATTGGGATTGACGAGAAACAGCACTTTGGCAGCGGCAGCCGATCCTTCAACAATGGCCCTGGACAGTCCTTCCAAAGACTTGAGATCTCCCAGGTATTCTTCAACATAGCCCCGGCCATAGTCTTCCCCGTCAATCCGGTTCCCTCGCAAGGGAATAAAAGGGGAGCGATCCAATGGGTACGTTCCCTGGGTGCCGGGAATAACAATTCCTTTAACTTCCTGGAAAACCGTCCAGTGGTTTCCGTTTCGTTTGACCATCGTGAAGAGATTGACGGTTTTTTCGTTTCCGTCGATACGGTCTCCAATGAGCTTGCGAATGGCTTTGGGAAGCACGACCGGGGCAACGGTTTCATGAATGACAATATCCAGGATGTGACCCATTGGGTCCCGTTGGACGACATAGCGATCCAGGTGAAAGACCCGCATTCCTTCCGGTCGGGACATATCCACCAGAACATTACCTGCAACCAGAAGATGCTTAAGCACTTCAAACACGGCCACCCGATCCGATGACGTTTCAATCTCTGTCATCACGGAACGCTCGATTCGGGAGAGCGCATTTTCAACTTCCGTTTTCAAGCCGGGGTCGCTGTCTTCCAGTTGCTCTAACAGAGTGTCTTCCACTTTCAACCGAAAGAACGGACTATTCGGCGGCAATAGGGCCAATAACAGCTTGGAGGCGAGATTATTCACCCCTCGTGCCCCAACCCCTTGAAACGGCGTTTCCAGCTTTATGGTGGCCGTAATGCCGTTGGGTGGAACCAGACTGGGGATCGTAAATTTGGAGACTTCCCGTGCCCGCTCCAGGTAAACCAGCCGTTTGGACTCCAGCTCCCGATAACGGGACTCTGCCGTCCCCATCGTGGCATTCATTTAATGGGTTTCCTTAATACTGAATATTGATGCCTGAACCGGGACCAGGAATCAGCAGGTCAATCCGAAACGAGCGGGTGCCGCTTCGCTGGGCGCTTTTCATGGAATCATCCGACTTTTTCCGGCGTTCTTCATCATTTAATACAGGCGCTTCCGGTGTGGGCTCCGGTGGTGAAGGCGGCGGTGGAATCGGAGACGATCCCGATCCGCTGCCGCTTCCACCCGATTTACCGGAAGACACAGGAATCTGTATAATCTGGGGCGGCTTGGGTTTGGATAGGCACATCTATGGGTTCTCCAATATGTTTTCGTTCTGACGCTTGAACATTTCGTTCAAAAAGCGAATGACCCGCCGCTCACCGGCACGCAACCAGATTTCCCGATCCGACCATTCCAATTCAGGGGATCGTTCCGGGTAGCGTGCATTCAGTTCATCAAGCAAAGCTTTGGGTACGGTTGGAAATGATTCGTCTTGCATGGTTTTGTCTCCCATGAGTGGCGGATAACTCATGAAGGCAAACGGGTGGTTAAAGGCGGGCGGGAATTATCCACCACTCATGGGAAAAGGGAAAGCCAACATCATGAATATAGTTATTCAGTAAACTAAATATCTCTAAAAACCCTTTACTCCTTTCCTCTCCTTCCCGTTTAGATGGCAGTGTCCTCCGTTAGCACGGCGTCCACTGCCTCTATTTCTTTTTTGAGAGAAACAAATTATTGTAAATTTATGAAAAGGCCACCGCACGCAGACGAATTACCATTCCCCCCCCTTGTCCTACCGCTTCAGAATAAAGAATCAGACTGCCTCATAGTTCCATTTCACCGAAAGCGCCTGCTTGCTAGGGATGCTCTCTTAATCCTGTAGATGCAGACGAAACAAGGCTTTAGGCGATTTTATTTCAATGACAAAAAAGCCTCATTCCTCAGTTTTTCCTCACTGACTGGCTAGCCTCTCCCCTCACAATCAAGCCCAATTTTCTTATTCATCCCTCTTTTTCTCATCTATAGTATTGGCTCGTTGAAACTCTCTTGTAACAATTATAGTTTAAAAATTAAAGTATTGTGGAATCATGCCGATAAGGGGGAGTGTAATTGAACCTGTTTAAAATAAGGAGTGTGAAATTGCTGTGTATAAGAGAGTTTTGGACCTTTTCTTAACAGTTCCGTTGATTGGATCAATTTACGTTGAATATCGAAACAAGTCCAGGGCTTCCCCTTATTTCATTTTACAAAAAGAAACAGATGAATACCTATTTTGTATCGGTCCAGTTTGCGGTGTGTATGCCCCTTTTCAGGATTTTCAAAAATTGAGGGGTTGACAAACCATTTTTTTATTTGCTTACATGTAACCAAAATTGAATTAATTTCAATATTGGTTATTTTTTTTGATCTGATTAATTCAGTTTTGAATTTATTTCAGTATTGGTAAAGTGAAAGGAGTAACACCATGACCCAAAAACGAGATCTCTATCAGGAAATCACCGACAAGATCATTACTTCACTTGAGCAAGGCGTGAGGCCCTGGAAATGTCCCTGGGATCAAAGCAGTTATGGCGGGTTTGAGGGTATCCCGTATAACCTCAAAACCGGCTTTTCCTACCGTGGCATCAACATTCCCATTCTCTGGGCTACGCAACAGGAAAAAGGTTATCAAGCCAATGCCTGGATCTCCTACAAACAAGCCGAACAGATGGGAGGCAATGTGATCCGTGGTGAAAAAGCCACGACCGTTGTTTACTGGAACTTCTTGGACAAGGAAGAAGACGGCAAGCACAAGCGGATCCCGTTTCTCAAGTGGTATAATGTCTTCAATCTGGATCAATGCGAAGGCATCGATCTTACACCACCGGTAAAGCGTGAGCAAACATGGGAAGACATTCAACGCATTGAGGAGATTATCCAGGCCAGCAAAGCCGATCTACGCTTTGAATCGGTAGGCGTTAGAGCTTGTTATTCTCCAAGCTTTGATTTCATCAGCATGCCCAAAAAGGAACGGTTCAAGACCTCAGGGGATTACTATTGCACACTGTTTCATGAGCTAACCCACTGGACAGGCCACCACAAGCGCCTTAACAGAGACTTTAAGGGACGCTTTGGGGATGAAGCCTATGCCTTTGAGGAACTCATTGCAGAGATGGGATCGGCTTTCCTGTTTGCCGATCTGGGGCTTGAAGGGCAAGTACAGCATGACGCTTATATTGCCTCATGGCTCAGAGTGTTAAAAAACGACAAAAAGGCCATCTTTAAGGCAGCTACTGAGGCCAGCAAGGCCCATCAATTCATCATTAAAGCCGAAGTGTCAGAAGACATGGAGGAGGCAGCCTAAGGGCTGTCTCTTCCTCAACGTGAAAGGAGTATTTTCATGAATACCAGTTACCAACAAGACGTTTACTACCGTTTCAGCCCCTTTGCCAAAAACTGGATCGCTACCGGTGGGGTTATGGCTCACTGTGAGCGTAACAAATGCTTTTGGGTGTTGGATACCATCGCCTCTTATGTTCCAACATTGGCCAAGCGTAAGGGCATTGACTACTTCCTGATTGTCACGGTTGAGGTAAAGCCGGATCAAAGCGCTGTCTTTACCATTCAACAGGAGGAATACGACCAGGAAGGGAACCATCACTATAAAACCTTGATCACGCAGGACATCGACTATACGGACCTCACAGAAGGCTTGAAGTTCTGGGCCATCAATGAGACCTCAGGAGCCTATGATCCGATGGCTCAAACCGTTGTGTTGTTACCAGAAGAATATTAATCAGGAGGGCATGATATGAAAACACTGATTCGGTGTGCCTCTCATCGGGCTAGGCAAAAACTCTTTGACCTGTTGCCTGAAAAACCGCAAGGCTATTACTCCTGGAAAACATACTGTACCGGTGGGTTTTGGGAAATCCCAAACGAGGCAGTTCCTCAAGCCCTCCAGATAACCGGGATAACCAGGGCTTCCAAATGTTACGACTATTATCAATGCTGGAATGTCTAGCATTCCTTCACTCAGAGGGCGTTTTGCCCTCTGCCATGAGGGAATCCCCTTTACATAAAGATAAAATTTCTCAATATCCAGGTGATTGAGTCGATACTACAGCACACCGCCACTTGTGAATTTAATTCAATTATGCAATAATTTCAAGACTGCTAGGAAGGAGGTCTCCCGTTGATAGAACCTGAAATCCAAAAGATCCTGAAATGCATTGACATGCTCCGGGAGATTTATCCCAAGATGAACCTGGAAATGGCGGGTGTCTTTCTCGTCATCTGTTACCATGAGCGGGTTCCGCTCACTCAGATTGCCGAACGTCTTGGCTTACCTCAAGTGACAACACACCGTCATGTCTCAACCTTAAGCAAATACCACTACAAGGGGGATCGATTTGATGCAGGATTTGAACTGGTCGAGACAGAAGAAGATCCGACCAATCGAGTCAGAAAGATTGCTTTCTTAACACCGAAAGGCAAGGAAGTCAAAGAGCGGCTATTAGCGTTGTTAAAAGATAAAGAATTGGCGGAAATCACGCCGAAGAAGAAAAAATAACGCTTCAATTGTATCAAAATATTACAAAAAGCGCTTAACCACGTTTAAAAAGTAAACCAACTGGGCATCTCGCCAGTATAAGGGAGTTTTGCTGCAAAGCCTCCTTTAAAACTGGTGGTATGCCCTTTTTTTGCCCTTATTAATTCAATTTTGAATTTATATCAATTCTGTCTTAATGCAGGGCACTGCCGCCAAAACAATTATCCACCACTTAGAGAAACGGGAAACGTAGCGAACCAAAAAAAGGAGTACGACAATGAATAACACACCCTTAGAATCCAATTTTGATCGCCAAATTCAGCTTGAACAAGAGATGATTGGCCTGGGTATTCATCAGTACCAAAAACAGCTTGAGAAAGCTGTCAAAAAGAACGTAGAAGCCTCGACCAAAGCCGGTCGTCACATTCTCAAAATCTGTACGGAACGATTCACCCAAGCCATTGAGCGGTATCTCAAAGAACAATCTTCCAAAGCCGGTCGTCGGGCTACGGCCTCACGATATTTGGATCTAGTGGAACCGGAAACGGTGGCTTATCTCACGATTAAGACAGTTCTCAATTGCATGACCAAGCGTCAAACCCTCCAACAGGTTGCGATTGCAACAGGCAGTATTATCGAGGATGAGCTACGGTTACGCTTCTTCTCTGAGGCAAACCCCAACTATTATCAAAGCGTTTATAACCGGATTAAAGTCAAAAATTCCTATGAGTACAAGCGAACCGTCTTGGTTCATGCGATGAACAAAATCAACCTGGAGTGGAATCACTGGTCAACATCGGATAAGCTCCAACTGGGCACCACCTGTATTAACCTGCTCATTAATTCAACGCATCTGGTCGAGCTTGTCCTAGTCCCCACAGCCAAGAATGATACTACCTATTATGTCTGTCCTACCGAAAATACACTGACTTGGCTTCAGGAAGAACATGAACGTCAAGCCTTGCTTGCGCCCATGTATTTACCCACCATCATCCCGCCCAAGGATTGGACAACACCCTTTGATGGTGGCTATCACAGTGGGCTTGCCCACCGGTTAAAGCTGGTTAAAACCTATAACGAGCCCTATCTGGAGGAGCTTGAATCCATTGACATGCCCTTGGTTTACCAAGCCATTAACCTGATACAAAAGACCGCTTGGCGGATTCATGCGCCCGTGTATCACGTCTTAAAAGTCTTGTGGGATACGCCTTCCGAAATTGCGGATCTTCCGCCTCGGGATAAACGCTCTCCCCGGCCTTGTCCCTTTCCAAAAGCACTCAAGGCCAAGCAGATGACACCCGAACAGCTTGAAGTCTTTTATGACTGGAAACGGGAAGCGGCACATGTGTATGAGCAAAACATTGTGGATGGCTCCAAACGCTTGCTGGTGGAAACGATTCTCAAGATCTCCAAGCAGTTCCTGGAAGAACCGGAAATCTATTTCCCGTATATGATGGACTTTCGAGGCCGGGTGTATGCCATCCCCAGTTTTCTCAATCCTCAAGGTTCGGATATGGCCAAAGGCTTACTGACTTTTGCCGATGGCAAACCTATTCTGGATCAGAAAGCGGCTAACTGGCTTGCCGTTCATGGGGCCAATATGTACGGCTATGACAAGGTGAGCCTGGAGGAACGAGTCCAGTTCATCCGGCAAATGGATAAGGAGATTCTCCAAATTGCTGAAAACCCGCTGGACAATCTCCAATGGGTTCAAGCCGATAAGCCCTGGCAATTTCTAGCCTTCTGCTTTGAATGGGCCGGGTTTTTAAAAGAGGGTTACGGCTATGTCTCGTCTCTACCCATTGCCTTGGATGGTAGCTGTAATGGCTTGCAACACTTCTCGGCTATGCTACGGGATCATATTGGGGGAGAAGCCGTCAACCTTATTCCTTCGGATAAACCCCAAGATATTTATCAGCGGGTTGCCGATGTCGTTGTTGAAAAATTACACTCTTCAACCACGCTTCTGGCTCAACAATGGTTAGCATTCGGGATTGATCGGGCCATTACCAAGCGTCCGGTCATGATTCTCCCGTATGGGGGAACCCGTCACGCCTGCCGGGAATATATCGAGGATCACATTCGAGAACGCCTTGCCAAAGGGCATACCAATGTCTTTGCCTCTTCCGACAGAGACCATATCTTTGAAGCCTCTGAATACTTGGCAGGTATTGTCTGGGATAGCATTGGAGAGGTCGTTATCTCGG